CTAACTGCGCCCGCGTTTTCTGCGAAGACGTTCCAGAGGGGCCTACTGTTCTAATGGGGCACCCTTTGGATGGCGTATCGGATTATATGCAGGCGCAACCCGAAAAATACGGGTTCCGAGTGTCAAATGAAGCGCCCGTTGACGTCATCCGGGTGTTGAAGGAGTCAGGTACAGAAATCCTAATCAATTATTTGCCGGTTGGTTCGCAGATCGCGACTGAATTTTATGCGCAGTGTGCGATTGAGGCTGGCGTGGCTTTCCTGAACTGTATCCCGGTTTTTATCGCTTCGGACCCAAAGTGGGAGCAGAAGTTCATCGCAGCGGGCTTACCGATTGTGGGCGACGACATGCGTTCCCAGATCGGCGCATCGATCCTTTCGCAGGTGTTACAGGAACTGGCGTTTGATCGCGGAGCGGTTGTTGATTACCACCAGCAGCTGAATGTTGGGGGCAATACGGACTTCAACAACATGATGGTTCAAAGTCGACTGTCGTCGAAGAAACAGTCTAAAGAGAACGTAATCAGAGCACAGAACGATCTTCGCGGTATCCCTGTGGACCCGGAAGCATTGTTTGCTGGCCCGTCTACGTTCATCCCCTATCTTAAGGATGACAAGGTTGCTTACCTGAATTTGCGACTGCGCGGATTTGGGGACGCCCCCATCGTCATCGACGCAAAACTTTCAGTTCAAGACTCGGAAAATAGTGCAGGGGTCGTCATCGACGCCATCCGGTATCTGAAAGTAGCAAAAGAGCTCGGGATCGTCGGCGCGTTACGTGGGCCGTCTGCATGGACGCAGAAAACACCCCCGCAACAGATGCAATATTCCGATGCGAAGGCAGAGTGCGAAGCATTTGCGCAACGGGATATCCACGCATTGAAGGCTCGGAACACATATGTTCAAGATTAACTCGTTTGACATCGACGGTGTCATTTTCATGGGCGATTTTGGGGGCGTTTACCCAGGACCCGATGACGTCATCATAACGGGGCGTAGCTACGAGGAGGAACCCGAGACGCTAGCAATGCTCAGTCGGAAGGGGATCACTAACCGTGTTTTCTTCAATCCGCTGCCATTCGCAGCAAAGACGCGAGAAACTTCTGGGCAGCACAAGGCAAAAACACTGTTAGACCTGAGGGCGATGGGGTATCCCATCGCGATCCATTACGAGGACGACCCCGTACAGATCGCCGAAATCAAAGAGCGCGTCCCTGACATCATAGTCGTGCAGCTTGTTCACGATCTTGTTGAGAAGGAAAACGTGCGGCACAGACAACCCAACTTTACTTCACTGGAAAAGTGAGCTATAACCGTCGTCATTGAACAACGATTAGGAGACCGTCATGAATTTGAAGTTTAACCGCACTGCGCCGCATCCCGTCAACGACGAGTGGGACGAACTCACCAACGTCGTTTGTGAGGTTATCGCCGTCGGTTTCATGGGCTTCGATACGATCGTCGGTTACGTATATGTGGACGAAAACGGAAAGCCGCGCAAGCATTGGTGCGGTTGGTTGTAATCAGAAAACGAGGAGCAACACTATGCAAACTTTTCTTCCGTACAGCGATTACGTTCAAAGCGCCCGCGTTCTTGACCGCCAGCGGCTCGGTAAGCAGCGCGTCGAGACCCTTCAGCTGCTGAAGGCCAATCTTAGCCCCACCGCTTCGCGGGGCTGGGTTAACCACCCCGCCGCAAAAATGTGGCGGGGCTACGAGCTGAACCTTATCGCTTATGGCGTCGCCATGTGCGACGAGTGGTTGCGTCGGGGCTACCGTGACACGTGCCGCGATAAGATTCTTGCTTACGCTGACCGGACTGCTTACCGGGGTATACCCGCGTGGCTTGGCGATGAGGCGCTTCACGCGAGCCACCGGGCTAACCTTTTGCGTAAAGACCCTGATTTCTACGGTCAATACGGTTGGACCGAGAACCCTGAAGACCCCTACGTTTGGCCCGTCTGATGACCTGGATACCGATCGACCGCTTGATCCGCAGCATTAGGCGCGAACTAAGCGACGCAGAATGGGAGGGGTCTGACGTCCTTGCCGAAGCTCTTAGGGAAAAACTGGCCATGCTCTCGTATAAGAAGAGCATCGGAGAAACACACGAAGTTGATTTTTAACGGTAGGGAGCGGTGGCGTGAAACTAGACACACTGAAGTCATTGACGTTGGCAGTAGAGAAGCTAAAAGATCAACTCGCCGCTGAAGAAGGAGGCATGTCCACGATTGCGCCGCCGTTCTCCGAGCGCGCGCGTGCGCCTCGATATCCGTTGCGGGAGGACCCCGGAACGATTTTTCGCTCAAAGCCAGACTACGACTGGACATGTCCATATTGCTTGAAGCCGATCATGGAGGGCGATATGGTCGTGGCTTTTCAGCCGAAACCTGGCGCAAGGACAACGTATGCACACCACTTTTGTGATATGCTGGAACAGGACTATCTAAATGAACTGGACAACGACTGAAGACGAACGTATCTTAAAACTATGGGCCGAAGGTAACTCTTCATCTGTAATTGCTGACATTATTGGTCGCTCACGGAACTCTGTGATCGGGCGCTTGAGCCGTTTGCGGAAGGAAGGACAGACGGTAGAGCTTCGCGGGAAGGTTATGCCTCCGGTACGCAAGCCGCGCGCCGTTAAGCCGAAGCCGGTACCTGCGCCTACAGAAACCAAAAAACCTACGGCGTCAACACTGGTTAGCGGGTTGGTAAAGAGTCTGTTGAACTTACGAGCAAATCAGTGCCGTTGGCCTTTAGACGATAAATTTTGTGATGAAGTGCGGGAAGACGGGCGTCCTTACTGCGCGCATCACCGTAAGCTTTCGTTTCGGCCAGCACCACCAAGAAAAAGACGAGGAGTAAGACTATGACGATTGTGATTGTTCGTGGTACGAGTGGGGCAGGTAAGTCAACGCTCGTGCGGGAGATAATGGCGGGTTACCCGAACAAGGCTCCGCAGTTTGTCGAAAAACGCAAGCAGCCGTTGAGCTACACGTTAACTGCGGAGGGCAAAAAGCCGCTCTTTGTAATCGGACATTACGAGGCCGCATGCGGGGGAGTGGATACGATCAAGACGCTTGATCAGACGTTCGAGATGATCCGCTCTGCGCATGCCGAAGGTAAGCACGTCATCTGTGAGGGAATGCTCCTGGCTTCTGACGTAAAACGCCAGATTGCTCTTTCCGAAGAGACCAACGACGTGATACTGATTAGCTTGACGACACCTATCGAGCAGTGTTGTGATAACATCCGCAAGCGGCGAGCGGCGAAAGGCAACGAGAAAGAGCTGAACGAAACAAATACGCGTAATCGTTTTGCTTATGAGGCAAAACAAGTCGAGAAGCTCAGGGCAGCAAACGTGGACATAAGGACGCTTATTTATGAAGATGCCGCAGATGCCGTCCGACGCGCTTTTGACTGAAGAACAGTTTGAAAAACTCAAAGCACAATACCTAATGGGCGAAATAACCGAAAGCGACTACCGCTGGTTGCTGGGAGAAGGTGAGGATCATGCATACAATTTTCGTGAGAAACGCAGCAGAAGCTTTACGCGTAGCAATCGCGTATCTAAACCGTTCGGGGGTAGTTTTAGAAACACGTAACGGTCCGGCGCTGACTGCGTTGGAACCCGTCACCACGATCTATTCACACCCCAAGGAGTGTATCCCGACACGCGCAGCGTTCAACCCCTTCTTTGGGCTGATCGAGTCGATGTGGCTTTTGGCGGGGCGCGATGACTGCGAGTTCCTTAACCATTACGTTAGGGATTTCGGGGACCGTTATGGAGATAGTGACGGTGTTTTATGGGGCTCTTACGGTGCGCGGTGGAGACGAACGCTTGGTGACGACCAATTGAAACTTGTGGTCAACGCTCTTAAGGCAGAACCAACGACACGTCGGGCTGTTCTTCAAATGTGGGACGCGCGGCTTGATTTGGCAGGGGGCCATCCGGACCACCCCTGCAACTGTATGGTCTCGTTCAGGATACGTAACGCTCGGTTAGACATGACGGTGTTCAATCGGTCTAACGACGCGATCATGGGCGCATATGGCGCTAACGCTGTCCAGTTCGGAATGCTTCTCACTTACGTAGCGAATATGATCAACGTACCTACGGGTAAGTATTACCAAGTCAGTAATGATTTGCACGCTTACGTTCCGGACCTCCAGAAGCTTTCGTCAACGGACATATACCCCTATTGGGGGACGCCGATGGAGCGATTGGTGACTTCAGCGCCAGCGTTCGACGAAGAGCTTCATCATCTGATGACGTATATCGAGCGAATGCACGAAGGGGAGCCCGTTGACGTCCCCACGTTCAACAATGTGTTTCTTTCGGATACAGTCAGTCGTGTCGCTCTTTCCCATTACTACTATCGGCGGGGGAAGTTAGGCGACGCGTTGTTGGTTGCTGACCAGATCAAGACAGAGGATTGGCGTAATGCGTGCAAGGTTTGGCTGAATCGGAGGGTTAAATGATAAAGGAAGACGTATTCGTCCACGACCCCCGGCGGGCGGGAGACGTAAAACGGTATCACGCCCAGACGCATGTTGTGACGCAGACGGTGGCGTCACACTCTTGGAATTTGGTGCGGATCGCAACGACGATTTGGCCGGACATTCCCCGGCATATAATACTCTATTGTATCTATCACGACATCGCTGAAGGCTGCGTTGGCGATCTTCCGTACACGACGAAGTTGCGGAGTAAGGTGATCAAGGACGAGATTGACGGGTTGGAATCAGAGAGCATTTTGGCGATGTCAAAAATTTGGCAAACGCCAATTTTACCTGCACTGACGAACGAGGAGAAGAAGTTCGTGAAGGCGGTGGAGTATGTGGAGTTCGCCGAGTATTCGTGGAACGAGAGAAACCTAGGAAATCGTTACATTCAGGTCGTGCTGGATCGCGTTCTTCCGTTGATACACGCGACGAAGTTGGCGGACACTTATCTGAACACGCGGTTTCACTCTTACGTGAAGGCGCGCAGGCTTTATGAGGAGGGTATTTGATATGAGCGACGTTAACGAAACACTGAAGGAACGCAACGCAACGCACGGTGATTATACCGTCCATGCCCGTATTACGCAGGATCTAATGCGGGTGATGTCAGCTGGACCCAACTGGCTAACGCTGAAGGATACACAACGGGAGAGCCTCCATATGGTTGCCCATAAGATTGGGCGCATTTTGGCGGGGGACCCGGACCATATTGACTCGTGGCACGACATCGCTGGGTATTCTGTGTTGATCGAAAACGAGTTGAAGAAGGGCAGCTAATGACTCAGCTGGCGCTGTTCGTCCCTGATTCGGATTGGGTAGCTCCTAAGATCCTGCCAGATCTTAGGGGTGAGCGACTCGTAGCAATAGACATCGAAACCAAGGACCTCGGTATTACCAAGGGACTTGGTCCCGGTTGGGTGTGGCTGGACGGGTTCGTAACAGGGATCGCAGTTGCTTGGGGCGAGAGCGAACAGGTGTATATCCCTGTTCGCCACCCCGACACCCGGTGTTTTGGGTCACGAGAAGTAAAAGGCTGGCTGATTGAGTTGTTTAAGCAGGAACAGACGCGGTTCGTCTTCCACAACGCCAATTATGACATGGGGTGGATTGACGCCGAGTTCGGTTGTGGCTGGCCAAAACATATTGAGGATACTGCGGCGCTCGCAGCGATCTGCGACGAAAATAGATATTCGTATAAACTAGACGACCTCTGCGTCGATTACGGGCTGCCGGGTAAGGACGAAACGCTCCTGCGGGAAGCAGTAGCTGCATTCGGCCTTAGAGACGCCAAGAACGACCTTTGGAGGCTTCCGGCGAAGTTCGTGGCCCCTTACGCCGAGCAAGACGCCAGGGCTACTCTCGGGCTTTTTAGAAGGTTGTGGGAGATCTGCGAGAAAGAGCAGACACAGAACGCTTACCGCGTTGAGTGTGACCTAATACCCATGATCTATCAGATGCGTAAGCGGGGTATTCGGGTCGACAAGCAGAAGGCGGAGCAGGCTGTCGTTCATTTTGCGAGAGAACGCGACAACGTGTTGGCGGAGATAAGCCGTAATCTTGGTAAGGCAACGGCGATGGACGACATTCGTTCGCCGCAATGGCTAGTAGCTGCGTTTACGGCGGAGGGGCTTAATATTCCCCGAACAGAGAAGGGCAACCCGAGTTTTGAAGCGAGCTGGATGTCAGCGTCTGAGCACTGGCTCCCCAAGCTAATAACTCGGGCAAAGAAATACGAAGATGCTTCCTCAAAGTTCTTCCAGAACTACATTTTGGACTTCCAGAGAAATGGGCGCGTCCATCCGAACATAAATCAGTTCCGGTCGGAGGGTGGCGGTACGCGTTCGCACAGGTTCAGTTATTCCGCGCCCCCACTACAACAGGCACCGTCTCGCGTCGGGGAATTTGCTTCTATTTTTCGGGGGGTATTCTTGCCGGAAAAAGGAGAGGTATGGGCGTCAGTAGATATCAGTCAGCAAGAATTCAGACTTTTGGTCCATTACGCAGAGCTATCTAAACTTGAAAAGGCAGCAGAAGCGGGGGACCAGTATCGTTTGAACCCTCGAACAGACTTTCATAGTCTTGTGGCTTCTATAACGGGCTT